ATGAAACCTTAGACATGGAACGGGGTCTGAGGTACTTGGAGATTTCCAATGACAATTAAAGTCACATACAAGTATCGCGGCATTTCTTACACAAAATCAAAAACTATTTAATCAATGAAAACAATTGCACTTGCTCTCGCAGCCACCACATTAGCGTCTGCACCTGCATCCGCTGGCGTTTACTTAAACGCTGAATCTAATGATGGATTCACAGGATCTGAATACACAGGAAGAACTGTAGATGTACACATTGGATATGAAGGTTCAATTAAGAAGCTTGATTACTACATCCAAGGCGGTCCAGCATTCACTGTTGTCGCAGATGTAGATGGTAAAGAATCAGAACTATCTGGAAAGCTTGGAGCTACATTTAATGTAACTCAAAAGCTAGGTGTTTATGGTGAGTTCTCTGGTATCTCTAATGGAGATGAGGACAATAACTATGGCACAAAAATTGGAGCTAAGTTCTCATTCTAATGTCACAACAAAGCGACAAGGCTAGAGCGTCAGTTACTTCACTGACCCCTGAGCCAGAAATTAAAGAGGAAAAGAAAGAGACTTTTGATGAGGACATCTCATTAGAAGAAGCTTTGTCTACTCTATAAACAGGAAGGAGAGCACCTCAGAGTAGGACTCTCCTTTCATTTGGCTTTTAGCCCTTACGAGGATACCTATTAGCCGTCTAGACGGTGGGAAAGACCACGAAATGATTAATTTAAATTGTGCACGATGATGATTTATACCCTCAGTAAATTTAAAACATAGATAAATGGCTCAACAGTCAACCGCGCATCAGGCGTCGGTAACTATGCCAGGTGCCGCGCAGAGCACAGGGGATAGAAGAGCACTCTACTTGAAGTTATTTTCAGGTGAGATGTTCAAAGGTTTCCAGCACAACACAATTGCTAGAGATCTAATAATGAAGCGTACCTTGACGAACGGCAAATCATTGCAGTTCATCTACACAGGACGCACAAAAGCTGAGTACCATACTCCAGGTAACTCAATACTAGGTAACAGTGACGGTGCACCTCCAGTAGCTGAGAAGACTATTACAGTCGATGAGCTATTAATCAGTTCAGCATTCTTGTATGAGCTAGATGAGACACTTGCACATTATGACCTTCGTAGTGAGATATCTAGAAAGATTGGATACGCTCTAGCTGAGAAGTATGACAGACTTGCATTCCGTGCTATCACACGTGGAGCAAGACAAGCATCACCAATCACTAAGACTAACTTTGTAGAACCAGGTGGTACTCAGATTCGTGTTGGTGCAACAACCAATGACTCTGATGCTTATGTACCTGCTAACTTAGTAGCAGCTTTCTACGACGCAGCAGCAGCTCTTGATGAAAAAGGAGTTAGCTCTGACGGTAGAGTAGGTGTATTGAATGCACGTCAATACTATGAACTCATCCAACAAGTAGGTGAGAACGGTCTAGTTAACAGAGACGCACAAGGTACATCCAGACAGTCTGGTAATGGAATTGTGGAGATCGCTGGTATCAAGATCTACAAGTCAATGAACATACCGTTCCTTGGCAAGTATGGTACTGCTTATGGCGGAACCACTGGTGTAACTGCACCAACAAACACAGGTGACTTTGTAAGTGTAACTCCAGAAGATGCTTCTGGTGCACAGACAGGTATCAAGAACGACTACGGTACTAACACAGAACTAGGAGCTAAGTCTTGTGGACTTATCTTCCAGAAAGAAGCTGCTGGTATGGTAGAAGCTATTGGTCCTTCAGTACAAGTAACTAAAGGAGACGTATCCGTGATTTATCAGGGTGACGTTATTCTTGGACGTTTAGCTTGTGGAGCTGATTATGTTAATCCTTCAGCTGCAGTTGAATTATATGTAGGCGCATCTGCTCCTTCAGCATTCTAAGTTTATTGGGAGTCTTTATGACTCCCTTTTTTTTTATATAATTATGGCATTCCCTACCACTAACGCTACACTAGAATTACCAGCGGTTAATGAAATATTAGCGTCAGTTGGTCAAGCTCCTGTAACATCATTAGATCAAACCAACCCAGACGTTGCGATTGCATACGACACGTTGTTACAGGTGTCAAGAGAAGTCCAGTCAGAAGGATGGACATTTAATAAAGAGTATCATTATCCATTTACTCCTGATGATAATAATGAAATAGTCATACCAACCAATATCTTACAAATAGATATGGCTGAGAAAGGTGACTATAACCATATGAATGTAGTTAGACGTAATGGAAAACTATATGATAAAGAAGAGCACACAAGTACATTCACAAAGAAAGTAGAATGTGATGTTGTTTGGTTTTTTGATTGGGTTGATTTACCCAGACCGATACAAGATTATATAACTGCTAGAGCTGCAAGTATTACTGTTTCAAAGATAGTAGGTGATCAAAGTTTATACCAAATGTGCCAACAAAAAGAAGCTTACGCTAGAGCTTTAGCACTTGAGTATGAATGTAACCAAGGTCAGTTCACATTCTTTGGACACCCCCAAGGCGGTAACTATTACAACAGCTACAAACCATATCATGCCTTACAAAGATAATGCCAAATGTCACGCAAACCATTTCTAATTACTTAGGTGGTGTATCTAAACAACCCGATACAAAGAAGTTACCAGGACAATTAGTTGATTGTATTAATGCTTATCCTGACCCTACGTTTGGTTTAACTAAACGACCTGGATTTAAGTTTCTTAAGGCATTAGGTAATGAGAATATCTATGCCAATGCTAAGTGGTTCTATATCCATAGAGATAATGACGAGAAGTATATCGGATGTATTAAAGGTACAGCTATATACATTTGGAATGTTACCTCTGGTGTAGCAGCTACAATAACCTATACATCAAATGCTAATACCTCATATCTAACAGGTACTACAGCTAATGACTATGACGTATTAACTGTACAAGATACAACAGTTATTACTAATAAAACTAAGACTATAACGACTCAAGCAGCTCCATCATTTACTGCTAATAAGATAGGAACTGTAAGGCTCAGAGCTGTTACAGCTAACACCACATACAGCGTTACAGTTAATGGATCAACGGTTACAAATACAACTGGAGACTCAGCCAGTGCAGACGCTATCCTAACTAGCTTAAAGAACAGTATTGATGGTTTAAGTATCTCTGGAATGACAGTCACTCAGCTTGACTCATCCCTTGAATTAAGCTGCTCTAGTGCCTTCACATTGACTGGTAAGGGTGGTGCGGATAACGAAAGGTTAGATACATACCAAAACCAAGTAGCGAACGTTACAGCCCTTCCTGATAGGTCTAAGCATCATCGTGTAGTTAAGGTATTAAATACAAGTTCAGATAATGATACTTACTACTCAAGATTCATAGCTGATAATGGTACATCTGGAGCTGGTTACTGGGAGGAATACATCGCACCTGATGTGTCTCCAGGTTTAACAGCTACAACTATGCCTCATGAGCTAGTTAATACAGGTACTAATGCTTTTACATTCAGAGCTATAACTTGGACAGATAGATTAACTGGTGATGATTCAACTAACTCACACCCTAGTTTTGTAGGTAAGAAGATACAACAGTGTTTCTTCCATAGTAGCCGTCTTGGTTTCTTGGTTGATGATAATGTTTCAATGAGTCAAGCTAACGAGTTCTATAACTTCTATCATGTGTCAGCGATGACCCAGATAGCTTCTGACCCAGTTGATTTAAGTACTTCTAGTATTAGACCTACACTTCTAACAGGTGTCTTACCAACTGCACAGGGTTTAATCCTGTTCAGTAAGAACCAACAGTTCTTGATGTATGCACCTAATGGTATCTTCACTCCTACCTCAACGATCATTCGTGGTATCTCTAACTACGAAATGGATATCAATATTGATCCTGTTGATAATGGTACTAACCTTATCTTCCTGAGTAAGACTCCAGGTTTCACACGTATCTATCAGATGAGAACAGCTGGTCAAGAGATGAACCCGTCTGTCTTAGATATAGGAAGAGTGGTATCTGAATACATACCAAGTTCTATAACAGATCTTATAGCTAGTCCTCAGAACTCATTCATAGCAATGTGGGGAACAGATAAGAATGATCTATATTTCTACAGAACCTATAATGACGGTCAAAGAGATGTAATGCAATCTTGGTTTAGATGGCAACTACCAGGATTAGTACAAACAGTATCAGTTGATTCTGATGTGATGTATGCAGTCACCATGCAAGGTGGTCAGTACACATTAGTTAGTGCAAGTCTTAACCAAACACCAGAGGAAACCATCTTGGTTAACTCAGATGGTCAGAAGATGAATCCTTGTATGGATTTATATGCAACTGCTAGTTCAGTAGCTTATGACCAGACTGATCCTGTTAACCCATTCTCGAAGTGTTATATACCTTTTAATAATGTAACTGGCTTATCACCTGTACTTGTTATTGGTAGTGCTGCATCTGATTTAACTAACCCTACGTTTGTTGAATCAGGTTTTACCATCACACCAACAGTAGCTACGGATGGTGGAGGTACTTACTTTAAGGTTCCATTTAAAAATCTAACCAGTGTAGCTAGTAAGGTAATCGTAGGGTTTAAGTACACCTATGATATTGAACTACCGACTATATATTTCTCATTGAATGAACAAGGTACTCAGGCTGATTATACTTCTACCTTAACCATAGCTAGAGTTAAATTCTCAGTAGGTCTATCTGGAGTTATTAGTTTTAAACTATCGAGAAAAGGAACAACAGATTACGATGATGTTATACCTGTTATTACTGCAAACGAATACTTAGCTAACGACGTAGCCCTAGCTAATGAGTCTGTAGCGTCAATACCAATACATCAAAAGAATACCAACTTTACGCTGAAAGCATTTAGCGATTCACCATACCCTGTATCACTATCTTCAATGATGTGGGAGGGCTATTATTCACCACGTTTTTACACTAGAAAATAATGTCAACACCCGAAGAAAGAAAGACTGATCTACAAAAAGCAATTTATATAATCACAGAAGCTTGTGGTGAAGATAAAAATGCAGAACAATACTTATGGATGTTATGTGAAGTATGGAGACGACTTGATGATATATATGATCAAGATGAAACTGTAAACCGTGAGCAAATATTAGAAAGTATTGAAATTTTATTTTTAAAACTACCTACTAATGTGTTCTTTATTAGACATCAAGACGTATTACTATCACAACATCTATCTATGTGGAATGCTTGGCAAGCTTCAAATGAATGGGAAAACGGTGATGATACCGAACAAATTTATTCACATGTATGGCGATATGCGATCCATGAAGTTGTTCCTATTGTAGCTCTACTTACTCAAGGGTATGACAAAATGAAAACAATATCTATCGAAATACGCAAACTATTTAAAACTAATCTAGGAGAAGAATAACATGGGATGGCTTGGAGGTGGAGGCGGTTCAGACGATGTGATTGATCATCAAAATGAACAGATAAGGAAGAAGTTTGAATACGATAAAAAGAACTACGAATACCTATGGGGTATAGACGAGAGTAGTGGAGAACAGTTATTTAATGCTGATGGTACTAAGAAAGGTACACAGTGGAAGAACTACTATACAAGTGTCGAAGGTCTAGAACTTAAGAAACAAGCTGATCAAGAACAGAAAGCCTACCAAGAAGAGACTGCTAACCAGAATTGGGAGATGGGTAAATCCCAACAGCAGTACCAATGGGATCAGCAGGACGCTATATATGATAAGAATCGAGAACAGTATGAAGATGTACTGTTGTTTAATAGGGTTGAGTATAACGATGCTCTTGAAAGAGAAGAGTCTGTATTAAATGAACAATTTATTAGTGCAGCATTTGAAAATCAAGGTTTAATAGCTGATTTATATGAGTCAACTGGTACTAAAGGTTTTGATCAAGTGTCTCAGAAATTAGGACTTCTTAAACAAGAAGACTTAATAGAAAGTCAAAAGCAAAAACAATTAATCAATCTTCAACAAAGTACATCTGGAGCTAGGTTTGCTGAGGCTGGTACAAAGATCGGAATGCTAGATCAAGCTGGTAAAACTCAGTTTCAACAGGCAGGTATTGTACAAGATTTATTTGTTAAAGAATCTGATCGTAGGTTTAAGAAAGCTTCATTGCTAATGGATGTTGATACTCAAGATCGAATAGCACAACATCAAAATGATCTTATCCGTAGAGAGAATAAAGCTGCTTATGGTAAAGCTGCTCATGAAAGTACAGAAAGAAATCTACAAGCATTAAAAGCTCAAGGTCAGGCAGCTTTAACACAGTCTGGTAGATCACAAGGTAAGGCTGTACAGATGGTATTAGCTGAGCTTGGTAGACAAAATGCTTATATAGCTGAGTCACTAATACGTGGTACTGGAGCTGCTGAAGCTAGGATGAAGAATAACTTAGCTAATGTTGCTACAGCTAAGCAAAAGTCTCAATTAAACCTACAACAAATAGCCGAAGAATCAGGACAGAACATTGAGAAGACTTTATTAAACCTACAAGAAACAGAAAGAAATTTAAAGATAGGTAATGCTAAAGGTGAGCTTAATCTTGATCAAATCCGAAAGCAGGTATTTGATAATATTGAGAACACAACTCTAGATGTTAAAACCCTAGAGAATAACCTTAAACATACACAAACTGAAACTGGATTAAATCTTAAAAAGATTGATTGGGATGTAGATAATTTAGGATCTAGATTTAAAACTAATCAAGATATCTTAAAGGCTACTTTAGATAGTGCAGTTGAGGCTTCTGCTATGAGTCGACAAGATATAGCAAGAGATTTACGACAAGCTAATTTAGAAGCTGAAGCTAGGCGTATGCTTGATCCTTCGGCAGGAAGAGAGGAATTAAACCTAGATAGATTCCAACCTATTGATTTACCTACACCTAAGTACCAAGATCCACAAGAACCAGATCTACCACCAGCACCTATTGAAGGTGCAATGATGGATTCAAGTATGGGTGCAGCTGACTTTGCTGGAGCTGCGTTAACTGGAGTTACAGCTGGCTTAGGAGCTGCCGCTATGGTTGGAGGAAGTACAGCGTTACAAGGTTTAGGATTAGCTGCTGGACCTGTCGGTTGGGTTGTTGGTGGTTTGTCCTTCTTAAGTTCATTATAAATAAATACAATGGCAAACTTAACTTTTAGGGGGTCAGCGTCAAGAGGTAGACAAAGTTCGTTTGACCCATTCGATGTACCTGACCAGACCCTCAAACTACAACAAGAAACAGAGCGTACCTTAAGTGGTATGCGTGAGGTCAGGAGTCAAAACTTACAGAATAGGAATGAACAACTAAGTGCAATAAAGGAGAAGAATTATAAGGAATCATCTCACAGAGCTGAGATGAAATCTTTAGAGAAAACTTTTGCTGATGCCGTTCATAAAGCTGAGATGCAGCATTATGAGACAAGGATAACGGATGCAGAAACTAAGACTAGAGAAGCTCAGCGTAAACGTCAGCAGATGCAGGACTTAGCTGAATTAATACCTAAAGCACTTTCAACTTATGCTGAATTTGATCAGGCGAGGAGAGATAATACATTTAAAGAGGGAAAGGTACTACTCAACCAAATTGGTGGTGATAGTTCAAAAGCTATAGACTTCACTATACAAGCTGAACATCTAAAGTTCAGTGAAGCTGGAATGAATACACTAGTTGATAAGTATTATCCTAATGCCAGTGATCTTCAAAGACAACAGCTAAAGGGGTTGCGTGGTTATCGCTTGTTAGGTTTAAGAGCTGCAGCTGGTCAAGCAGCTATTGCTAATAACTGGGATCCTTTTTTCTCTCAGTACTCAAAAAATCCACGGAACGTAGGACGTTCAGGTAAGACACTTGATGAGATGTTGTCTGATCCTGAGTTATACGTTGGAACTGAGGTAAGAGCATTAAGAGCTAGGGCTGAAGCTGAATTCCAAAAGAAGTATTTCATGGATGACAACCCTGAATTCGTTAAGCGATATTTCCAGCCTGATCTTGATAAAAAAGCTGATGCTTTCAATGCAGAATTAAATGAGACTTTAAATAATAATAGAGCTAGAAAGGATCGACAAGATGATATAGATGATGTTGATAACTACTGGGCTTTAGATAAAGAAGGAACTGAATGGGTTAAAGCTTATGTAAATAAAGGTGGTGATAGAGCACATAACATTAGAACCTTATTTAAGGTATTAGAACAAAAGGCAGCTGATGGTTCACTACCAGATGATTTTATAGATAAATTAAAAGTTACAGAAGTAGAGATAAATGGAAAATTAACAACCTATGGTGAAAGTAAATCAGAGTATTTTAAACCTGTTGATAAAGCAATCCATGAACGAGCTAATAGAAACAGGATAATAAGAGTAGAAGAGAAGAAAAACTACAGTAGCCAAGCAGCTCAGAGAATGCAAGAACATATAATCAAGTATGGCAAACGCTACAACAAAGCTGAATGGCAGAGAGAAAAAGATTGGCTAAAGGCTAAAGGCTTCTCACAGTATGACATGGAGAAATATGCACCTTGGATTAAAGCTGGTGAGAATAGAGAACCTATGGAGATTGAGGCAGCCAAGCAGATGCTCGATGGGTTAGTAACTAAAGGAACCTTAAAGATGGCACATCTTCATTTAGTTCCTGACTCCTTATGGACTAAGTACAGTAAATTAGCTTCAGATGGTCAACATGCAATTGTTGATCAAAAAGGAATCTTTGGTCAGCTAGAAAAGGCTATAATTGCTAAAGCTAGTAAGAGTGCTAAATCAAAATTTGAAGTTAGATCTGAGGCAGAAAGAGTTATATCTAGAGCAAGGATTAAGGTAAGTCAATTAATCGAACCTGCTTTAATTGGTCAATTCGATGAATCTGGTAAGAGGGTAAAAGGTGGTAATCCGACAAATATCTACCAAGGAATTATTGATAACGAAATAAGATTATTAAACAGCAATGCCGAAGGTTCGATTTACGAGAGAGCAGTAGATAAGTCTGGAACTACTATCTATGGTCCAGATGGAGGGTTTGTTAATGACCATGACCCTACATCAATAGTTCAAGGATATAGGGACGCAGTAAAAGAAAAGAAAGATTTATCTGGAGTATTAACGAATCACGATAAGAAACGACTCGTTAACTATTCTAATGGGGTAGGAAGAATGCCAGACTTCGTAGAAGCTATGGCTGAAGAAGATCCAAATAGAGATCCATTTGCAATGGCTGAAGCTCTTACAGCAGCTAATATTAAAGGTGGAAGTATTGAACCTAGAGGACATGAAAATATACTTAGAGTTATACCACCTGCAAATAGGAAACTCATAACTGATAGAGGATCTAAAGCAAAGACATGGACAGCAGCTGCTACAGATCCAGAACAAGAGGATGCACTAGCAACTTCTTTTATACCTAAAGATGTCATGAACAAGAATCCAGATAATCCACATGATGTAGTCACTAGCTCATTCTCAGGTAATGGTTTAGATTTAGGTACTAATGTGTTTGGTGCTGATTTAAGTAATGTGCCACTGCAGCATATTATTGATGCTCAAAGTAAAGGTATAGTTTCAGAAGTTGGTGCATTTAAAACAACTAAGAACGATCTACTACGTTTAATAGGTACAGGTATGGCATCCCCAGAGGACTTGTTCACACCTGAATTACAGAAACTATTCTACAGAGAGAAGGTATATCAAGAAACATCTACTATGTATGCCAATTATGACATGTTTGAACCCATACTAGGGATAGGACAGCATTGGTTCACATCAGCTAAAGAACAGAAAGGTGAATTAGATGCTGACACAGCTGCTGCATTAAGCACTCGTCTTGATTTAACAAAGATACCAGCTGCTGTTTTCAACGAGTTCATAGGTCGAACTGTACAACCACTCAAACGAATAACAAAATGATGAATTATGGATCGGAGCAATGATTTCGCTGGTCTCCGTAATAGAGCAGTAAACAAAGGCTTAGAATTAAGAGAGGAAGAAAAAGCACAAGAAGAGGTGCAACAACAAGAGGCAGCCGCACAAGAGGCAGCCGCTACACCAACTGCTCCACCAGCTAAAAAGGTTAACAAGGCAGTAGAACTTGGTAGTGCTGTAGCTGGAGGTGTTGTAGATCTATATAACAGTGTTGGTTCTCTACCTAAACTATTAGACAAAAGATTTTATCAACCTACTGATCCTGAAAACCCATGGTCATATGATGCACCTTGGTTAATTAAAAACAAACCAATAACTCATACTGCATGGGGAGGATTTATCAGAGGTGGTATTGAATTAGCTGGTGGTGTAGTAGGTGCAGGTAAAGTTGCATGGGGAGCTAAAGGTCTTAAAGGTGTAGCAACTGCAGCTAAAGCTACAAGATTAGGACGTGTTGGGTTAGGAGCTGCTCAAGGTGCTGCTTATGACTTTGTAAGTAACCAATCCCAAGAATCTAACTTAGCTAGAACTCTTATTGATATAAAACCTGAATGGTCTGGATTACTTGAACCAATAGCTACACAGGACACTATGTCTCCAGCTATGAAGTCAGCTTATAATATAGGTGAAGGTTTAGGTATTGGTGCATTCTTTGATTTAGCTTTTGAAGGAATGGGTTTAGGTCTTAAATCCATTGCTAAGAATAAAAAGAAAGCTGCTAAGAAGATCACAGGTGGAGATGTTGATAAACTCTATAAAGCTATTAATGATAGTAGTGATGTTGATTACGCTGCATTAACAAATGATGTAGAGAAAGGAGCTAAGGCTACTTTTGAGAAAAGCATTTATAGAAAGTTTAAAAATCAAGCTAATAAACTTAGTGAAGGAACTAGAGTTAAAGCTGCTGATAGAGAGAACTATGGAACGATAGTTGGTTTTGAGAAAGGTAAAGCTAAGGTTAGATTTGTTAATCCTAGAACAAAAAGAACAGCTGTAGTATCCTTTGATAAAGGAGCATTAACCCCAATGGGAGGTGGTGATAAGGTTCCATCTATTGCTGACTGGAGAGTCAAAAATAAACCTTGGGAAGCTTTAACTGATGACCAAAGAGAAGGATTTAGAAAGATCTATGCTGAGAAAAACAATCTTGATTGGGGAGATGAAAGAGACTTTACTCTGAACTCTCGTAAACAAGGTGATGCAAATAAGGATCTAGCTGTAGAGCAACTTGAATTTGATTTAAGTACAAACAGTCAACGTCAAAACCCTGCTTACTACAAGGGTGGTGATATCTCTGATAACCAAGCTTTAATCACTACATCTAACCCTGTCAAAGGTGTTAGAGACATGATAGAGATCAGGAATAATCCTACTCAAAAGTACGGATCACCAGAGGGAACTATCACTGAGGCAAACATACGAAGAGCTGAATATACAGCTCCAGGTATGATGCTTGCAGAGTCAAATGCTTTAGCAAAGCAATTACAAGCTAGTCCTGCATATAACCTTTTATATGAAGGATCTAACGCAAAGGCTATACAAGAAGACTTAAAGAATGCTGCTACTGATGTATTCAAATTTATTAGCGATTCAGGTAATAGTCGTTTAATTGATATCCCTGAAGAGGATGTTATTTCATACATCAAGAATGTAGATACCAACCCAACTTTGATTGAAGGTCTACCAATACTTAACAAAGCTCAGTTACATGCTACTGATGTAGTACTTGGTCAGCTTTTATTTGAAGCTAGAGACTTAGCAAAAGCTAGTTTAAGTGTTGCTGATCAAATCAGTCCTTCTTCACCTGGAGGACTATTAGATGGAATATTATCTAGATACTCAGCTATAGCTCGTTTAAGAAAGGAAACCAGTATTGCATCATCTTATAACCTACGCAGGTTTAGAGATGGAGAGAAAGTAGGTAGATTCGATACTAAACAAGTAATAGCTAACGCTTCTGACGCTGCAGCTAGTGAAGTAGCTACATTTAAACAACTACTAAAAGGTGATGTAGATAACGACTTACTCGAATCATTCATACACTTCACTGCTACTGGTAACGGTAATAAACAAACCTTTAAAGACTTAGATGCTTTCTTTAGAAACAAGCTACATGGCTATAAGAATGGTAATCAATACCAAAGAAATGCTGTCCTAAACGAACTGATGGTAATGGGTATTAACTCAATACTATCTGGACCTAAGACTGTAGCTAGAGCATTAGTTGGTACTGGTTTAGGTACTGCTATGCGACCTGTAGCAACAATGATAGGTGCTGTAGGAGATATGGATGGAATGACCTTTAGAAGTGCAGCTGCATCCCTTGGTGGGATGATGGATGCTCGGACAGAGGCTTGGAGAAAAGCTGTAGCTGACTTCCAAAACTACAACTTAGATACAAAAGGCTTTAGAGGATTCACTGAAACAACAGCTGATCAAGAGTGGAATGCAATGATGTCTCATTTCGATCAGAATGGTACGCAAGGTGATAAGGCTATGGCTTTAATTGCTGATAACTTAAGAGGTCTTAACAAGTCTCCATTCTTTAATTATGGTCCACGAACCATGAAAGCAATGGATACCTACTTTACACAGATTATTGGTAGAGGTAGACAAAGACAACTTGCATTCGATGATGTTTATACAAAACTAACTGATCAAGGCATCATGGTTAGTGATAAGGATATGCCAGATCTACTAAGGAAAGTTGAGCAAGACTTTGAATCTAAGGTGTTCTCAGCTGATGGACAAGTTACAGATGAGATGGCTCTATTTGCATCTGATGAAGCAAAGTTAACTAAAGAACTAACAGGTGTTGCCAAAGATATAGATAAGATCTTTGACAAGATGCCATTCCTTAAGCCTTATTTCTTGTTTGCAAGAACAGGTGTTAACGCTTTGATGATGACTTCAAAATACACACCAGGTTTAAATTTAGTTATCAAAGAACATACCGATATATTCACGAAAGCTTGGGATGATCCTGAGATGTTGCAATATGGTATTAAGAGTCAAGCTGATTTAAACGTAGCTAAAGCTACTGCTAGAGGACGTATGGCTATTGGTTATAGCTTTGCAGCTATGGCAGGTACAATGGCTTTAAACGGTACTATCACTGGTAATGGACCACCTGACAGGAAATTAAGAACTGCTTGGATGCAACAAGGATGGCAACCTAGATCATTTAAAATAGGTAACTCTTATGTTAGTTATGAAGCATTAGAACCATTTAATGCATTCTTTAGTTTAGCTGCTGATATTACAGACTCACAGAAAGTAATGGGTGAGGAATGGGTTGGTAACTGGTATGGAAGACTTGCTCATTTAGTTGGAGCCAATGTAGTTAATAAATCCTTTATGGCTGGGTTACTACAACTCTCTGATCTATTCACAACTCAAGGTGGTGATACACCTAGAGCTGCAGCAAACATAGTCAATAACCAAATACCTTTAGCTGGTCTTAGAAATGAGATTGGTAAAGTCTTTTCACCTGGGATGAGAGAACTTGAATCTGGTTTCTGGCAAAGCATAGGGAACCGAAACCTATGGGCTGATTTGGTTACTAAAGATCAGTTCTTACCTTATAGATATGACATTTTAAGTGGAGAGAAGCTTAGAGACTGGGATCCAATGACACGTCTAGTAAATGCTGTTTTACCTATTAACTTAAACATAGGTGCAACAAATGAAACTAGAGAGTTGTTAATGAGGAGTGGTCTTAATTTAGCTCAAACATTTAATTCAGGTCCAAATGGACAACTACTTGAGAATAGACCTGATCTTAAATCTAAGTATCAGTTCTATATGGGTCAACAGAATATTGAGGCTCAACTTGCAAAGGTAATGACTCCTGAAATTATTGATTCAATTCAACGAATGGAGAGAGGTAAGAAAGATTATGAGGCTAAAGATACACTTCATGGAAGAGTCATCATGCCTATATTCCGAACAGCTAAACAAACAGCTTGGGACTTATTACTACAAGATCCACAGTTAGGAGGTGAAGCTCAACAAATAGATACCTTACATTCATTAGGTAAGCTTGAAAATCAATTTAGAAGTGAAGGTCAATATGGTCAAGAAGCTCAAGTAAGAAAAGAAGTAGAGGCAATAAAAAACTTACCTAAATAATCCACTCAGTCAAACCTAAACATAGCGTAAATGGCTGTAACACAAAATAACTACACAGGGGATGGTTCAACCGTCCTCTATAATTTCACATTTCCATATTTAGCGACTACTGATATCAAGGTAAAACTTGATGGAGTCGATACAACTGCATATTCTTTCGCCAACGCTACAACAGTTCAGATGAACTCAGCTCCAGCAAATGGAGCTAAAGTCATCATCTACAGGAACACCAACAACGATAACAAGAAAGCTACATTCTACCCTGGTTCATCGATTAAGGCGGAAGACTTAAATAATAACTATGACCAAATTCTTTATGTAGCACAAGAGGTCGATAATAATGCGATGAGCACCTTGGGCGATACTGCTATGCAAGGTGACTTCTTAATGGGACCAGGTTTTGGTCTTCAATTTGAAGGGTCAACAGATGATGATAATGAAACAAGATTAGTTGCTGCAGACCCCACAGCAGATAGAACTATCACCTTACCTAATGTCACAGGTAACGTTGTTACAACTGGAGATACAGGTACTGTCACAGATGCAATGTTATCTGGAGGTACAGCATTAACCAGTGCAGAGAAAACAAAATTAGCTGGCATTGAAACAGGAGCAACAGGTGATCAAACCAATGCTGAAATTAAAGCAGCTGTAGAAGCTGCGAGTGATTCAAACGTCTTTACAGATGCTGATCATTCAAAACTAAATGCAATAGAAGCTAGTGCAACAGCTGATCAAACAGCTGCAGAGATAAGAACATTAGTTGGAAATGCTTCTGATTCAAATGTATTTACTGACGCTGACCACACAAAACTTGATGGTATAGCTACATCTGCTAATAACTACACACACCCAAACCATAGTGGTGAAGTAACATCTACTGCTGATGGTGCTACAGTTATTGCTAGTAATATAGTTGATGAAGATAATTTAAAAATTAGTAATGCTGGAAGCAATGGTCAATATCTACAAAAACAATCAGGTAATACTGGGGGTTTAACTTGGGCTGATGGACCAGGAGCAGTAGGTGGTGCAACAGGCGTAGATTTTAATGATGCTGTTAAAGTTAGACTTGGATCATCAAATGAGCTAGAGCTGTATCATAGTGGTACCAACGCATACATAGTAGATAACGGAGCAGGTGATCTTTGGATTAAAAATACTGCTGGTGATGATTTATTTCTGCAGTCTGTAGATGATATACATATAAGACCTCAAAATGGTGAAGATGGGATTAAAGTAATTGGTAACGGTGCCGTAGAATTATATTACGACGGTAGTACGACTCCTAAGCTAAAGACGACGAGTATCGGTGTTGAGGTCAATAGCACTGGCACTAGTGCCGTCATGCAAAAATGGATATCTAATACAGGGTCAAATGAACGACATGTCGCTTTATATTCACCCGATACTGATGATACTTCTGCTCCATATACATTTTACACTCCTAATTCATTAGCGTTTAAAGTAGATACAGGTGCTATAGATTTATTAATCCATACGGATGGAAATGTACAAATACCAAACGATACAGGAAAACTACAACTAGGAACTTCACAGGATCTACAAATCTACTCAGATGGAAGCAATTCTTGGATAAAACATGATGGAGATGGCTCACTATATATAAATGCTGCTGGAACTAGCGAGGATATCTATATTCGAGCTGCTGATAATGTTTATATTCAAACTCAAACGAGTGAATCTGCGATAACCGCAGTGGGTGATGGAGGCGTAGACCTTTATTACGACGGTGATCGTAAATTTAAAACCATCACTTCAGGCGCAGAGGTTGAGTCGTCATCGGGAGATACACAACTAGTCGTACATGCAGAACATGATGACAGTGCTTCTGATGCAATATTTAAAGCCTATACACAAAACAACCAAGCAAATTGTTATTTAATGTTTGGTGATAATGATGATACTTTTGTCGGAGGTTTTAAATATGAAAATAATGGAGATCAATTAGTTTTTTTTACCAACAATGCTGCTGCTTGGTATATAACTTCAGATGGTCATTTTAGAAATAATAGTGATACACGTAAAATACAGTTTGGAGCTAGTGAAGATTTTTCTATTTACCACGATGGAAGTCATAGCTACATTGATGAGACAGGTCAAGGTAATCTTTATATCAAATCTTCTGGACTTTGGCTACGAGATGGTGGTGATGGAGGTATACAGAATTTAGATGGAACAGAGAATCATATCCAGTGGCATGCTAATGGGAATGTAGAACTCTATTACGACGGTGGCACTCCTAAGCTTCAGACAACTTCGACTGGTGTTTCCATTGCTGGTGATTCATCAATAGATGGAAACTTGGATCTTGGAGGAGGTGTTTTTATAGGAACTGAAAATCATTATTTTTATCGAGATAGTGCAAATAGAGTTAGTTTAAGAGTTGGAGATACTAGCGGTACTCATACTTATGGATCATTCGCTAATAGGAGTGGAGTATTTGCTGTTGGTTGTCCGAGTGGAGACTTGATCCTAGAAGTAGGTAATGAATCAACTCCTGATCAAGCTATTAAATGCATAAATAATAACGCAGTAGAACTTAATTTTGATGGCGCTAAGAAGTTTGAGACGACGAGTCCAGGTGTATCAGTTACAGGAGATATAAGTATTAGCGGCTCTATTGATGAACACGTATATAACTGTACTGGAACAGCGTTGGACCCTAGTAACGGGACAATGCAATACAAAACTTTAGGAGCTAATACAACACTTACTGAAAGCATTGCGTCAGGTGAATCAATGTTATTAATGGTTGCTGATGGTAGTTCTTATACTGTTACTTGGCCGACAATGACTTGGGTTGGTGGTTCTGCACCTACCTTAGCTACAAGTGGTTATAGCTGTATAGAGCTTTGGAAGATATCTAGTACTTTATATGGGTGCCATATTGGAGACGTAGCATAATGAGAAATCATTTTTTAAGAGCTAATGGTGTTCCCTCTAGTGGCAATACTTTTAATGGAGTTACAACTAATTTAGAAGTTCATTATGACTTTAGTAGAACCGATTGTTGGAACAGAAATCAAAGTACCAATGCTGCTGATTATACAGTTAATAATTTAGCTAAGGACTATGCCGATGCTTTGTTTAGAGATAGATCAACTGGTGCATTTGAACACGGATCAGCTTCTTCATGTTGGAGTTTTAATTCTTCGGAAGGAGGAGGCTGTTTACAGACTGTACCTTCTAATCATACTGATAATGTTAATGATGATGCCGCCCTAGTGATCCCAGGTGCTAGTACAAGCACAAGTGATGATTCCTTTCTTCATGACATGCCTACTGTAAGTTCCACGTCATCTCAAAACCTAATGAACGGTATTGGGACTGGTGCTTTTACGATAGAAATGTGGGTACAATTCTATGTAAATCATAGTAATAGTGGTGCGGCAAGAAAAAATTTTTTTATAAAGGGTGTTCATGCAGGTACTAGTATTGAGAGTTATCATTCGTTTCGTTTTTATGACGCTAATTATTCTGTTTCAGTTCTTAGGGGAGATTTAAGATGGTTAGAAAGAAATGGTACCTCGGGTAATCATAGTGCTAGAGCTTTTGTAGAAACGCTCCCAGGCGCACCAGGGAGTGGTGCTGGCTGGTCTGATTGGCTTCATATTGTATTTTCTAGGGAGTCGGGTTCGTCTGATAATGTAAAACTATATTGTAATAACAGTCTTGAAACAACAGAAACCAATACTAATAATTGGGATTATAATAGCTATGTAAAAGTTTTAGAGGTAGAAAATTCTATCGACCCTCCTAGAAGGCATGGAATATTTAGGTTTTATAAAGGAAAGGCATTAACATCATCAGAAGTAACAACTAACTGGAACGCACAGAAATCACGCTTTGGACATTAACTAATATGAAATACGCAATTGTCGATGGAACTACTGTAAAAAGTAGCGGTACCATCTATGAACTCTTTCCACAAACTTCATTCCCTCAGTCTGGACCTAATGCATCGTTCATTAGTGATAACAACTTATTGGAAATTACTGAGTGGCTTACATACACTACCCCTTCTCAAAAACTAACTAAAAACGTTGATGTTTATGTTGATAGCGGTAAGGCTTATAACTGCAAAGTAGAAGCAACTACTACTGAAGAAAGAACAACTCTAATTAATAGTCAATGGTCTAGCATTAGAGAGCAAAGGGATGAAAAACTACAAGAAACAGATTGGAGAGCTTCTTCTGATCTAACACTTAGTGATGCTTGGAAAACTTATAGACAAGCACTAAGAGATATACCAACTCAATCTGATCCATTTAATATCACATGGCCGACAAAACCTTAAACAATTTATTCAATAAAACAAAATGGCAACAAAAACTTGGCAAGTAAATACTCTTCAACGTGAACTAGCTGATGGGTATGTAAATAAAGTTATCTACCGTGTTAATGGTGAAGATGGTACTTATAAATTTAGAGCTACAGGTGAGGTTGATCTCCCTAAGCCTGATACTCTTGTTCCTTATGCTGACCTTACAGAAGCAACTGTATTAGGTTGGGTTAAGGCAAAACTAGATGCAGATAACGCTGGTACTGTAACTGCAATTGAAACAGCTGTAGAGAACGGCGTTAACGAACAAAAAACCCCAACTACAGGTGTCGGCAAACCTTGGTAGGATAAGAGTTCCTACTACTCCTACATCGCTACCCTCGATGCAAATCGAGTTCAAACCACCCACAGCGAGGTTTCCATCTTATAAACCAATGGTTATACCTCCGAGTGATTTGGAGTCACCAGAGGGAGTAGAAGCTGAAGCAACAGAACAACCAGAACCACCTAAATTACAAATACCTGTATTGGATATTCAAATGCCAATACCTGAGACAGCAGTAGTTGTTACAGCTGTTACTACAGCAGTAGTGGCAGTAGCTACTACTTCTATCACTCAGTCTTTATTTGAACCAATTAAAAAGAAAGTACAGAAATTCTTACAAGGGAAAATAGATAAATGGAAGCAAAAGCAACAGAAAAACCCAAAGGACTCTTTGGAAAGTTAAAAGAGAATGTAGACGATCATGAAGAACAGATGGTAATCCTTGGGGCTATGGTTCGTTTAGGAGTAGTCGTTTGGTCCGGATTTATCATTACTTTAAACTATGTAGAATTACCTATGTTTAGAAAGAGTCCAGGTGGGGATATTACATTTCCGGCTTCGATTTTTACAGGAGCCCTTGCAACATTTGGTTTGTCTACAGGTAATGGTAATGGTAAAAAGAACGGCAATGGAGACACTAAAGTAAAACAATGAAAAAATGGATAATACTCTTAGCTCTGTTGTCACCCACAGCAGCAAGAGCAGAATTAGTAACCCCCAATTTCACACAGGGGTCAATGAATTCCACAACAACAACGACTCAAGAGATCGTCGAAGAAATAACGACGACCACTTATGGGTCTGCATTAAACAAATGGAGTGGCGAAAATATCACTCATACATCAGCCTCATCAGGAGGATTAGTAGCTACAGATTCAATATTTACCCTAGATTCGGCTGGAGATCCTTTCTCTCTAGAGATAGTAGAAAGAGCAGCCAGTCAGGTATTATCAGTAGAAGTAATAGACAGAGAAATAGACGTTACTTCTACTACGGTCTCCTTATCAGTCTTCTCTCAGTAGCTCCTGTAAGAGCTGAAGATGAGACGAATAACGTAAGTAATCCAGTAGCCGCTGCGACGGGAAATGTAACCAACCAAGCGGTGCAATTCCAAAACAATGGAGCACCGTCAAGACAGCACTACGGACCTAATATTTCGTGTAATGGAAGTACGATGACTTTCTCACCATTCTACATGGGAAATCATACGACTCCATTTGATGAGACTATGACTCAACAGACCTATACGGTAGCTGAGAACTGGGGAGGTCAGATAAACTTCATGATCCCTTTAGATCGTGAAGGTTTGAATAGATGTCGCAGTATAGCGGCAAGACAGGAGGAGAAGATGCGCTTGGACTACGAGTTGGTTCGTGTCCTGAAATGCAGTGAGCTCCAGCAAAAGGGCTTCATGATATTGCCTAATACACGTGTCTAT